CAGGGAAGCAGGATGGATTGCTTGGAAAAAAGATCCTCGTGTAAATGAATCTTATCCTAATGGATTTAATCCTCATGAATGGGAAAAAGAATGAGTGTTATAGGAGTATTACCAGCGTCTGGAAAAGCATCTAGAATCGGTGGGATTCCTAAATTTTGTTTACCTATATCAGATGAAAGATCTCTTTTGCAATGGCACGTAGAGCAAATGCTTGAACTGTGTGATGAGGTTAGAGTTTCTACAAGAGCTGAATGGGTTCCAATTATTCAAAATATGGATATGAACATTAAGCTAATTGTTCGTGAGCCGTCAACAATGTCTGATGCAGTAAAGTTTATGGTTGGCGAGTATAACGATACAGTGCTTATTGGAATGCCAGATACATATATATTAAACGCACCTGGAAATATATACAAGCCTTTATTTAAAGAAGATACTGCCGATCTTGTTTTAGGAATTTGGGAATGCGGAGAAGTATTAAAGGGACGTGTTGGCCAAGTTTTGGTATCCCACGATAAAGTAATTGATTCAGAAGATAAGGTAGATAATTGTGATTATCCAGATATGTGGGGGACTATGCTATTCCGCAAAAATATGATAAGATACATAGATACAACACTAGATCATCCAGGAAAACAATTAAAGGAATGGATATCTAGGGGTTCTAATATTAAAGCGGTAAGACCAGGCGGACAGTATATGGATATTGGAACGCTAAGAGGACTTAAACAATTATACAAAGAAATGGAATAGTAATGCTAAAACCAGTATATAAAGATGTTAAAAATTTTCATTACGATGATTTATATTTACATGCCGTATCAGCGCCAGCTGGACATAAAATTTTAAATGCATGCTTAGAGGTTGCTCAAATGCTTATTGAAAAAAACATATCTTATGGAAATTCAGCATTAGATCCCATTAGAATATTTTCAACGGCGGATTCAACAGAGCAATTAAAGGTTCGTATTGATGATAAATTAAATAGGGTTAAAAATAATCAAGGATTTGCAGGAGACAATGACATAGATGACCTAATTGGGTATCTATTGTTGTATAAAATAGCTAAATCTAATTGACTTTTTAGTCAACTAGAATTATACTCTAATATATGGAAATTGAATTATCAGATCATTTTGATCGAATGAACAAGGTTGTTGGTGAATTGCTTAAGGGCAATAATCCCACCAGCATTGCCGCAATTACTGGATTACAAAGAAAAGAAGTAATTGAATTAATTGATGAGTGGAAGACTGTTGTTCACAATGATACTAGCACAAGGGAGAGGGCAAAAGAAGCTATCTCTGGTGCAGATCAACACTATGCAATGCTCATTAAAGAGGCCTGGAAGACCGTAGAGGATGCCGATCAAGCAGGACAACTAAATGTTAAGGCAACTGCTTTAAAGCTTATTGCAGACATCGAGGGTAAAAGAATAGGAATGCTTCAAGAGGTTGGCCTTTTAGATAATGCAGAAATTGCTACACAGATTGCCGAAACAGAACATAAACAAGAAATACTTATTAAAATATTAAAAGAGGTAACAGCAAGTTGCCCTAAATGTAAAATGGATGTTGCTAAAAGATTGTCTCAAATTACTGGGATAGTTGAGCCAATAGAAATCATTGAGGAAGTAAGTGGATCTTAATTTTAATGACCTTATTGACATACTTGACGGCGAAGAGTTTGACGAAAAGCCAGTCGATCTAAGAACTTTTGTAAGACATCCAGACTATTTAGGTTTACCAGAATTATCGGAATATCAATATACCTTAATTGAAAAAAGCTCACAAATTTATAAAGAGTCTACGCTAATAAAGTTATTTGGAGAATCAGAAGGAAAAATACGGTTTAAACAAACTGCAAATGAGATTGTAGCTCAATTAGGAAAAGGCTCTGGGAAAGACTATTGTTCTACAATTGCAGTTGCCTACACTGTATATTTGTTACTGTGCCTTAAAGATCCAGCAGCTTATTACGGCAAGCCGCCTGGAGATTCAATAGATATAATTAATATTGCTATTAACGCACAACAGGCAAGCAATGTTTTCTTTAAAGGATTTAAAACCAGAATAGATAAGTCACCTTGGTTTATTGGTAAGTATACCGATAAAGCATCAGAAATTAAATTTAATAAAAATATTACAGTTCATTCAGGCCACTCAGAAAGAGAAGCGTGGGAGGGTTACAACGTAATCATAGTAATCCTAGATGAAATTTCAGGATTTAGTATTGAAAATACTACTGGTCACGATCAGGCTAAAACTGGCGGTGCGATATATGATATGTATAGGGCATCAGTTGATTCCCGTTTCCCAGACTTCGGTAAAGTAATTTTGCTCTCATTCCCAAGATATAAAAACGACTATATACAACAGAGATATGACGCAGTTGTAGCCGACAAAGAAGTGGTTATTAAGTCTCATAGATTTAAGATGGACGATGACTTGCCAGACAATACAGAAGGAAATGAATTTGATATAGATTGGGAAGAAGATCATATTATTTCATATAAAATACCTAAAGTGTATGCTTTAAAAAGACCAACATGGGATGTTAATCCAGTAAGAAAAATAGATGATTTTAAAACAGCATTCTACACAAATCCTCAGGACGCATTGTCTAGATTTGCCTGCATGCCACCAGATGCTATTGATGCATTTTTTAAATCAAAAGAAAAAATTGAAAAAGCATTTAATATTGGTCAGCTAGCCGTAGATAGCTTTGGCAGATTAGAAGAGTGGTTTATACCAGATCCAGATAAAGAATATTTTATTCACGTAGACTTAGCGCAAAAACACGACCATTGTGCTGTATCTATGTCACACGTTCAAAAATGGGTAAACATAAAAATAACAAGTGACTACTCGCAACCAGCCCCGATAGTAGAAATAGATGCTGTTAGATATTGGACCCCGACTAAAGATAAATCTGTAGATTTTACTGAAGTAAAAGATTATATTCTTTCATTAAAAACACGAGGATTTAAAATTAAAGTGTGTACTTTTGACAGATGGAATTCTCATGACATGATGCAACAACTAAAACAATATGGCATCAATACAGAAATTCTATCTGTCGCTAAAAAACATTATGACGATATGGCAATGATAGTAGCGGAAGAAAGATTAATTGGCCCATACATTCAATTACTTATAGATGAATTATTGCAATTAAAAATTATGAGAGATAAAGTTGATCACCCAAGAAAAGGCTCAAAAGATTTAGCAGACGCTGTCTGTGGCTCAATATACAATGCAATAAAAAGAAGTAAATTTAACTCTGAGCAAGAGATTAAAATACATACTTATCAATCTATGAGTTACGACAACGACTTTGCTAGAGATGATAACGATACTACGGTTACAAATATGATTAAGGCACCACATATGCCAGATAGGTTAAGGGAAGCGATGGATAGGATGATGATAATATGAGTACTTACCAAGAAAAAGCTAAAGAGTGTAAATGCTGTGGAAAGCATGTTCCACTTCCAACTGTATTGAAAGAATATAATAACATGCTTCTATGCCCTACCACATTTGCCAATGTAATGGAGTACAAAAGAATATGGAAAGCTTTGGGGGTCAGGCCAAAAGGCAATACTAGAAAGCATTTTTCTGAATATGTTCAACAGATAGTAGAGACCACTATTGACAAAAATGATGATGGAACATTACAGTAAAAAGAGGTATAATGTAGATATGGAAAATGATGATATCATTGGTAATTCAGATGATGAAAGACTTGAATATTATTTAAGCATTGGTGTTGTAGAATTAGAAGGCGTAGATGAAAGCGGAGAAATTATTTATTCTATTAATGAAAGTGCAAAAGAGTTGGCTCCAGAATTATGGGAGTCTCACGAACAGCATATAGATAAATCTCTAATTGATTTATACAATAAAGACTTATTGTCTGTAGAGTATGATGAAAATTTAGAAGCCACATTTATATTAAGCCCAGAAGGAAAAGCTCTTGCAAAAGAGTATGGGTTAATAGAGCTGTTTGATAAAGAAATACCAAACGATTAGGAGATAAAATGCCATACAGTGTTAAGCAAAACGTAGCGGGCTGCACAGGATATGCAGTTGTAAACGATGAAGGCGAATTAAAAGGTTGTCATCCAGGTAAAACTGCAGCAATGGCTCAAATGAGAGCTTTATATGCAGCTACAGAAGATGAACAAAAAATGCAAGATAAGAAAAAGAAAATATACTAAGGAGAAAAATGTTTAAAAAAATAAAAGAAATTCTATTTCCAACCGTTACGGTTGTTATTCAAGAGAAGCCGTTGAAGGCTAAAACCAAAAAGGCCCCGAAGAAAAATGCCCCAAAAAAGAAGGCCCCAGTTAAAAAGAAAGTAAAGAAAAAAACTAAATAATTTTAGTCAATTTGCAAACCTAATAAGGGGTTTGATATAATATATGCGGGTCGCCTAACGGGACCCGCATATTAACTTATTCGCTTGAAGGAGGAATAAAATGGTAACAACATATACATGGGATCTTTTCAAGGATCCCTTTTTTATTGGATTCGATAGAGCTTTAGATACATGGAGCCACGCTCAAACAGTATCAAGTGCAACTAACTATCCACCATATAACGTAATCAAGGTAGACGAAGACAACTTTGTTGTCGAACTAGCAGTTGCTGGATTTGCTAAAACGGATATTGATGTATCAACAGCAGACAGCAAGCTCATTGTAAAGGGAGAATTAAACACAGAGGATAACGATTCGAAGTTTATCCATCGTGGAATTGCTGCCCGTAAATTTACTCGTGAGTGGGCCCTTGGTGAATATATGGAAGTAAAGGCAGCGGAACTAAAGGATGGAATGCTTAAGATTGATATTGTACGTATTCTGCCAGAAGAGAAGAAGCCAAAGAACATCAAGATCAAATAAATAGTATAATAGAAATCTGCACCCCGTCACTGGGGAGTCGCAGGCTATTCGGGTCGCTACCCGAAGGATGGACCTGAGCACGTCCGCAAACTGCTCATTTAAATTTAAGGGGAATAATGTTTGAGTACAGAATTAAACAGATAACAAAAATTGTAGATGGAGACACAGTAGATGTCGACATAGATCTAGGATTTAGTATTTCATATGCTCAAAGACTTAGGCTGGCAGGTATTGATACACCAGAGTCTAGAACTACTGACAAGCTTGAAAAAACATTAGGCCTTGAATCAAAAGAATATCTTAAATCTAAATTTAAAGACGCAAAGGTTATAGTTGTAAAAACAGAAAAACCAGACAGCACAGAAAAGTATGGTCGCATACTTGGATGGATTTACATTGACGGCAACACAAAGTCTATTAACGAGCAGATGATTGAAGATGGATACGCTTGGGGATACATGGGGGATACTAAAGTAAAAGATTTTGATGCTTTAGCAAAACAAAGAGCAAAGAAGAAGTAAATGCCAATATACGAATACTCATGTGTAACCTGCGACAAATCATTAGAAGTTACTCGTAAGTTTGACGAAAAAGAAGTCGTTCAC